TGCACGTCTTTGACAATCTGCTTGAAGTCACGCCCGAGGCCGGCGGCCCAGTTGTGCGCCTTGCTGCCGTCGAAGCCGGCCATGAAGTTTTTGAGGTCTTTGAGGCCATTAGTGTTGATCCAGTCAAGGGCTTTCTGCACGTCGGGAAGCAGGGCAAGGCCGAACGTGGTGCCGATGTTCTGCGCCGTTGAGTTGAGCCGTTGGAGTTCGCCGTGGAATGTCTTGGACTGCTTGGTCGCCGCCTCGGACGCTCGTCGCTGGTTGTCGACTGCCTTGGTCGCCTTGTCGTAAGCCGCTGGTCCGGCTTGGATGACCTGGAGCATCGTCTGAGCGGCGCCGGCGCCGAAGAGGGTGGTGGCCGTTGAGAGTTGCTGCTGCTGCGTCATGCCTGCAAACGCCGGCTGTAGTTGCTGGATGACGTTACGCATTCCAATGAACTTGCCGTTGGCGTCGTAGACGTTGAGGCCGAGGTCTTGAAAGGTCTTGGCGCTGGTCTTGCTTGGCGCCAGTAGTTTTTCGACGGCGGTGGAGACGCCGAGCATGGCTCGGGAGCCGGTGATGCCGTGCTGCGAGAGTTCGACCATGAGGCCGCCGAGGTCGGCGACGCTTGGCGTGGCAACGCCGATGCGTGAGTGCATCCTGCCGAGGCTGGTGGCGAGTTGGTCGGTTGAGATGCCCGTAAGCGTGCTGGTGTTGTAAAGCTCGCCCATTACGGTCGAGGCGCTGCTGGCCGGCTCTTGGAAGGCTCGCATGACGGAGACGATGCTTTGCGTTGAGTTGCTGAGGTCGGTGCCGGTGGCGACGCTGAGTTCCATCGACGCTTTGAGGATATCGGTCGACGCCTTGGCGAGGTTGGTGCCGCCGGCCAGTGCGGTGACCTGCCGAGCGACGCCGGCGTACGCCTGAGCGAGTTGGCCGCCGGTGAACTCGGAGCCGGTGGCGAGGTTTAGGAGTTCGTCGCTGAAGGCTTTGGTCTGCTTGGCGCTGAGACCGAGTTGACCGCTAACGCCGGCGACCGACGACTGGAACTTCTCGGCGAGCATGACGGAGACGCCACCGATGCCGAGAGCGAGGCCGGCTGCACCGAGAGCGGCGGTGCCGAGACCTTTGGTCAGGAGCGTTGAGGTGCTGGCGCCCTTGGCTTCGAGCGAGTCCATCTCGCCCTTGGCCTCGCTCATCTTGGCTTGAAACTCACGAATGTCGGCGACGAGTGTGGCGACGACTGGAGGAAGGAGGCCTTCAGCCATTGAGCGCCCTCTTTACCTCGGCCTCGTAGAGCCCGACGAGCTCGTCACGAGACTTGACGAAGCCCGGCGCCATGTAGGGGTAGCCGGGCTGATTGTAGTTGCGTCCGATTGAGTCCTGGCCGGTAAAGCCGCGCTCAACTCGGCGCCCGTAAATCATCGTCGGTCCGGTCTTGCTCATCCACCGACCGTACCCGACCTCCTTGACCTCGGCGACCTTGATGCTCGTGCGGAGTTTGCCGGTCCGAGCGTGCGGACGACTGCCGGCCTCGGCGAGGTGGCTGCCGGTGTACCTCGAGCCGGCTCGTTCGCCTCGCTTGCGATCCTCGCCAGCGCCGAGGACTCGGGCGGTGCCGCTCTTGTCGACTGCTAGTTCGGTGAACTCGGCTTTGGCGTTCTTGGCGACGATGGCGCCGCCCTTGACGACCGTGTTGCGAGCGGCGACGCTCATGCGTTCTTGGAGGGCGTCAATGGCGCCGTTGAACTCCTTGGCGCCGCTAATCAGTATCCCGGGCATTTGCGATCACCTCCTCCAGCATCGTGTCGAGTGCCAGCGTCCATGTGATCGTCTGCGCTGGTTCGGTCAGGTATTGCTCATGCGTCATCGGGACGAGTTTGCGGTAGCGGTATTCTCGCCATCGCTCGGTCGTCTCCTGGTCTACGGGTTCGCCGGCTCTGCCGATGATGGCGAGGCGGAGCCGTTCGAGTTGGCGGTAGCCGCTAAAGGGTCGGCGGCTCCCGAGGGCCCGAAGTCGGGCTCGGTCTGATTGTTGAGGTCGTAGCACGCCTCGATCAGTGCGGCGTAGGTGCCCTGCGGCAGTACGTCGGCGGCTGCGCTGGTCGGCTCGGTCCATGACCATGCGTCAACGTAGGCGACGACGAGGGCGTCTTGGTAGGCCTCGAACGGTGTGGTGCCGTCGTTACCCTCGTCGATGCCTCCCCACGTTGCAGGGTTGGCCTCGTCAAAGCCTTCGGCAGCAAGCTTGGCGCCGGCTTCCATTGCCTTGCGGCTGGCGCTGCGAAGCGTCCTTGCTTGCCGCTCGGTGAGCGTTGCCGGGTCCCTGAGTTCGACCCAACCGCCGGGGAGGTCGCGCCGCACTAGTAGGTCGAGACGAGGTTCTGGCTGACGATGGCGATGGGGGCGTAGCCGGTGTCGGCGTCGGTGGCGTTGGCTTGCGCCGTGAAGTTGGTCTCGACCTCGACCCACGCCTTGTCGCGCATCCGCTTGGCGTCGTGGAACTGCACCTGCGACATCGTGGCGACGGTGGTGTAGCCGGTGGTCGGCTCGGTGAACGTGAGCGTAATTACCTTGGTGCTCTGCGTGAGGGCGATCTTGTTGTTGGCGGCAAGGAGCAACGGGTCGGTGGACTCGACGACAAAGCGCATACGTCCGGTGACCTCGAGCGGCCCGGCCCACGTCTTGTAGGGCGCCTGCGTGCCGGCGGTGAAGATTGGCGCCGCGCTCCTGGTGAGGTTCAGCTCGCCGTCGATGAGGACCGCCGTGGAGGTGCCGCCGATGGTGAGAGCCACGTCCCAGCCGGGAACGAAAGTGTTAGTGCCGATGGTGCCGACCGATGGCGTGGTGATTTCTGACCAAGGGTTGGCGATAAACTTGGTCGTGGCCTCAACTGCGGCCTCGGCGCCAAACGCCAGTTTGAGGTCGCTGGCCTGAGCGTCGAGCATCTGAAAGGCCTGCTGGCCGTCGAAGTCTTGGATGGAGACGCTCGGCGGCTGTGAGCCGGTGCTCGGCGAGTTGAGCAGTTTGACCGTGTGCGTCTTTGGAGTAGTGCCCGTTACGGTGTCCTTGCCAAGGGCGGCGTAGGCAAGCAGGGGGAAGGTGTCCGGGAAAACGTAGAACTTGGCGTCGTACTCGTCGTGGCGAACGCCGGCGACCTGCGAGTAGACGGTGGTGGGCGAGCCACGGAAAGATTCGTCGCGGAGGAATCGCTGGTTCGGCGTGACCTGCGGACCTGTCACCGGGATCGTCTTGAGGGTCGACGAGAGCGTGCCCGGCGTGCCCTCGATTCCCATGAGGACGAAACTATTTACGGAAACGTAAGGCACTAGGACTCCTTCGGTGCGTCTGTGCTGGTCTGAGAGGGCGCTACGTCGCCGCCTGCCACGTCGGGAATGACGGCAGGCTGTGACGGAGCCGGGGCGGGGTCGGAGGGCTGAGAGGCGGTTGCTGTGATACTTACAGGGTCAAGGCCGGGGATGCCGGGGTCGGCGTCAAGCGTGACCGTCTCGCCTGGCTTGAGCTGCACGCCTGAGCCGTTGACGGAGAGCGAGATAAAGACGGCCTCTTCGTCACCGTTCCACTGGAAGTCGGGCATGGCGTAATCTCCTAGATCGTCTCGATGGCGAGAACCGTGAGCCTGACTGAAGCATAGACCTGAGTGACCTTCTGAGCGCCCATTATGGTGCGAGGGTAAAGCGCCTCGACCTCGATGTCGGTGCCGCCGACCGTAGAGCCCTCGCCCCATTGGAAAATGACCGAAGGATCGCCGGCGTTGCGGTCGGCCCGGATGCGGTCGACGAGTGCGTCGAGAAAGGCGTCGGCGGCTTCACCGCAGTCCTCGGCGAGGTTGCTGGTCGAACGGATGAAACAGTCCAGCACGAGGTCGAACGTGGTGGCTTTCTTACCTGAGTGCGGACCGCCGAGGGCCATGCGGCGCTCGCTCTGGCGTTGGAGGTAGAGGTACATGACGGCGCCGGTTGAGTGGCCGGGGTCGGTGTTCTCGAAGAAGTCGCCCTCGGGGCTGAACTTGGCCGGGTGTGCGTAGACCTTGCCGAGGTACGGGATCGCCGAGGCGCTCGGGTCGAGGTACGCCTGGACGGCGGTGCGTACTGCGGTGCGAACGCTCACGAGCGACCGTAGACCTGCTTGAAGGCGTCGAGCAGGATGAGGGCTTGGTCGAAGTCCTCGGCACTTGTTTCGGTGCGGCTGCCGGCCATGATGGGCTCGCCGATTTCGTTGAGGACGAAGCCGCCTTGGCCTCGCTGTTTGACCATTGAGACGACGAGGTGAATGACCGCCTGCTTGACCGTGGGGGGCAGGGCCGAAACGTTGGTGCCGGCGCCGTGTGAGTAGGCGAGGGCTACGGTGAGGGGGACGGTCGTGCTGACGCCATCCCATGTGGAGGACACTGTGACCGTCTCGGCGACTGGTGCGTCGTAGATCGTGACGTGGCTGCCGGCGTAGAGGCCGGTGGTGCTTGGCACCGTAATCGAGGTGGCGCCGGCGGCTGCCTGCGAGGTAAGGGCTTGGTTGAAAAAGCCGTTGACGTAGGTCCACTCGCAGAACGTGAGGGCGTAGCCTCGGCTGGCGACGCCGGAGAGGTCAAGCGGTCCTTCCGAGCTCCATGAGTCGTTGCCGGCGGTGATGACGAACTGGCGCTGCTCGATCCAGCAGTTGTAGTTGGTGACCGGCGCCTGCGTGAGTTGGCCGGGAAAAGCGCCCGACGAGAACGTCTGCACCTCGAGGATGGGCCAGAACGCCGGGTGAATAATGAACTGGCCTTGGCGGTTAGCCCGGTAGCGGCCTGCCTCGGTGTTGACCGTGGCGCCGAGTGTGCCGATGGCGCCGAGGCAGTATTGGTCGGCGAAGGCTGAGGCCTGGACGATTAGATCGTTGAGCGCCGTGTCCTGCACCTTGAAGTCGCCGCCGGGGACGAGTTGCGTGGTGTCGATGGCCGAGGCGATTGGCGACCGCTTGAACTCGCCCGGCGTGAGGTAGACCGAGCGGTTCTGATAGGTGAGGTTCTGCGGTGCGATGGCGCTCATGGTTCTAGTTTGCCCTTAGTTTTGCTCGGCGACGAGGTTGCTGCCGTCGCATCTGCCGCAATGATCGTGAAAGACGGCGAGGAAGCCGCAGTCCTGGCAACGGAAGGCGACCGGGGCGTTGATGGTGGTGCCG